TTTTGCTTTTAACGTTAGGATTATTCCAGAATACCAAATGGAATATACTAGCGCTAATGGTGATAAGCTATATAGATTAGATGCTGCGAAGGCAAGACGTGATTTTGGAGATGTTCTTTGTTTTGAAGTATACAGATTTGACATGTTTGATGCCTCTAGCCGCCGTGATATTATGACGGATCTAACTTACACCGAAATGGTTAAGTTATGTCAAGATAAAATGCGCGATAGAGCTTCGAATTTTACCGACTATGCCAACTTCTTGGAATCGTACAGGAATAAGGGGGTTGCTCAAGTTGAGAAACCCAAACGTGAAACTGACGATTACAATGGAGAGACTATGATTTTTACATCTACTGCTCAAGTACATTTAGAAGACATTACTAACTTGGTAGCACCACAACCTAGCTATTTTAAACGTTTATACTGGAATATGTGTAAGCAATATTATAGTACGAAGTTGTGGCTCACTGGGTCAGATACTAGTGTTTTTGAGATGTTACTTCTCGGTGATAGAGATGGTGCTTATGATAAGTGCCTCGCTATTGTTAGAGAAACCAGATGTGAATTGAATAACATGATCAACAAGGAAGCAGAAGTTATAAAAAACGTCTTTGGAAATTACTGGCCACTCTTTAAAGCTTGTGCGGGTGCCGCAATTGGTGCGTTTTCACTTTACTTTATTTTAAAAAAGAAAAGCACACCAGTTACGGCTTTCGTTGCAAGTAATAAAGAGCTTATGGAAACAATGAAGAAAGCGAACGAGTGTTTAGATAATGAGTGTAAGCATTGTAAAAAATGCTTGCATAAAAATGTAGATTTGTGCGTAAAATGGTATACAAAATGCCATTGCTACGCGCTACAAATGGAATCTGCTCAAATTAATCTTAAATACTACGCCGCTGCTGCTATGTACCAGGAACCGGAAATGAAGAAGGAACGCGATCGGTGCGTAGAATTGTTATCAATAATTGATCAATTGTGCAGTTGTGACTGTGCAAATTGTGACGCTTGTTGTGACGATTCTCTCGCTGAAAAGTTCGAAAATGTTATTAAAGTTTATGAGATGCCATGTGTTTGTGTGTGTGCTCGTCTATCACAAGGATTTGATATGATTGAGTTACTAGCACTAATAAAACATTGTGGCACCTTGGAACCCACGCCAATTTTGAACCCGTACTTACGTAGACTTAGCGTTAAACTATCCGCAGACGTAAGAGATTTCGAAAGAACAGCAGATTATGAACAACTGCTGAATACTCTTCAATCTCAGGAATACGAAGGTGACGTTAAACCGCAAACGATACGTAAAGTAGCAATACGTTACCAGTCTCATGATGATGATACCAACATGAGATTGCGTAAAGTGTTGCCTCGCGTTAAATACCAAACTGACATTACTACTGACGATACCTGTAGCGTGAGCTCCGCGAAAGAGAGCACCCATATCGACAAAGTGACTAACAATATTATGATCGATGAACAACGAGCCATGCCAGAGATGGATAAGTCCGTTGAAACTATAGTTAACCATGTTGTATATCCCAATACAGTATATATGACAGCCAACAAGAATGACGGCAAAGAAGCCAACATTGGACACATAATTTTTGTGTGCGGCCAAGTTGCCCTAATGCCCTATCATTATAAAGTTGCTATAGAAGAACGAAATTATTCAACCGTGAAATTATATTCACGTCAACTAATTGGTTCAAAAATACCCGTTTCTGTGTTTGATACATTCGTGCGCATCCAAGGAAAAGATGCCATGCTTGTAGCGTTCCCAGTCACGGTTAACAGTTTCAAAAATATAGTTAATCATTTTGTGGATATTCAAAATTACCCCCTAGTTCCGTCATGTCCCGGTATACTCGCCAAGTACTATTTTGCCAACTCCGAAACAGAGAAATCTAGAGTTTGTATTAGTGCTATCGGTGTGTCTGAACGTGATGAAGTGGACGTTATGTCTGTCCCTGGATGTATGGAGGTGGTACGTAATAGAGATTTCTACACATACACCGCGCCAACCCGCGCTGGTGATTGTGGTGCAGCTCTTTGCGTTGCCAACACATGCATACAGGGTAAGATAGTTGGAATACATGTATCTGGTGTAGAAGGGTTATGTAAAGGCAATTCTTCCGCGATAACCAAGCAAATGATAGAAGAATCATTGAAGAAAATGCCGAGCATAGCTCAATACGCATACCCATCCTCTGAATTAACCGTCGAAATGGATGTGTTAGAAGAGAGTGGAGCATTTGTTTTACACAAATATTTGCCAGGAGTATCTATAGGAACAACTATGCAGACCGCTATTAAACGGTCTCCAATTCATGGTGAACTTATAGAGTCCCCGAACAAACCAGGACCGCTTGGACCCTTTAAATTTAGAGGTGTTACAGTGGATCCACGTGTATTGCAACGGAAAAAATATGGAAAACCGCGTCCAGTTATCAACCAAAAAATAGTAGATGATATTAGAGATGGCTTGAAACCTATTTATTATCAATCACACGAATATGAACCTGAATATTATAAGTATCCATTAACTTTTGATCAAGCAATATTAGGTATAGATGGTGACCCGTTTATCAACTCATTAGATCGTAATACAGCACCTGGATTCCCTTTTTCTACAAGGAGAAATGGGAAAAAAGGAAAAACGTTGTGGTTTGGAGACAGTATGGAATACGACCTTACTGGACCACACGCGATGGCATTACGACAAGAAGTTGAAGAGCTGGAATTATCTGTACTTAATGGAGTTAGACCTGAAGTTGTTTGGACTGATACTTTAAAAGACCAGAAGATACCTGTGGCTAAAGCAAACGCTGGTAAAACGCGTTTATTTTCAGCAGCGCCAATGCATTACGCAATAGCTCTGCGGAAAGTATGTGCCCCTTTTGTTGCTCACCTATCACGAATGCGTATTAGAAATACGATTTGTGTAGGTGTTAATCCATTCTCATGCGAATGGAGTGCAATAGCACAAAAATTGTCATCAAAGGGACAACATGTTATAGCTGGAGATTATTCTAATTTTGACGGTTCACTACCCGCTCAACTAGTCTATGCGGCAACTGAGATCATGGCAGATTGGTATGACATTCATTGGGAATACGTTGAAGCACATAAGCGTAATATCGTTGGTGATAATATATTAGGAAAATCAGAATTTCTTATGTATCTTCGTCGATTATATTATGAGTGTGTGCACCATTTACATATTATGAATTTTGAACGAGGTTCGCTTATGTATTATGTTCGCAACGGTATACCTTCTGGATGCCCAGTCACTGCACCTTTGAATTCAATTGTCAACTTAATGGCGTTAGTTTATTGTTGGTATCATATAATAGATGACCCACTTAAGCGAAATGTTAAAGAGTTTTTTGAACACACCTCGAGTGTTTTTTATGGAGACGACTTCGTAATGAACATCCGAGCAGATGTATTGGAGAAATTCAATCAGATAACAATAACACAAGCTATGAGTGAGTATTTAGATATGACCATGACAGATGAAGCCAAAACGGGTGAGTGTGTTAAATCTAGGACACTTAAGGAAGTTAATTTTCTTAAACGTGCCTTTTATTATAATACACTCATCCAAGAGTATACTGCACCGTTGGACCTCACAGTTATTTTAGATTCTACGAATTGGTATAAAATCGGTAAATGTTCTGCTGTAATAGTGGCGCGTGACACGCTTAAAGCGTGTTTACGCGAACTAGCTTTACATCCAGAACACATCGATTCACAATATCGTAGTAAAATAACAGATCTAGGTCTTCGCGTTACCAATTTAATTCCAGGAGAATTGTTTGTGCCTGACACAAGGTATTCAACTCTCCTTGCTATTAAAAATATGGAGTGCGAAAATTTAGGTTTGGATTGTGACGCTTAAGATAGTCTAATTAGAAAACCACGTAATTGGGTCAATCCGTTAATACCGGTCTACCAAGCCCTGGAAATTTCTAGTAATCTGATAAGCGCAACACCGCATCTACTCTAAAACCGATATTTGATACCATTAGTCTAATTAACAAACCACGCAACTATGTCAACCCGTTAATACCGGTCCAATAGGCCCTGGAATTTGTTAATAAATGAATATCAAATATCAAACCGTATAATGATAATAGTCTAATTACTAAACCACGCAACTATGTCAATCCGTTAATACCGGTCCAATAGGCCCTGGAAATTAGTAGTAATTATTATTATACGTTCACCCTGCTCATTGGTTTAATTGAGCACTTACATTGCTATGTGATCTTGCATAATAAATGCTGACGTGAAAACGTTATGCACTGCTGTAGCAATTGGTTAGCTATTTAGCTTTACTAATCAAGACGCCATCGTGCAGCCCACAAAAGTCTAGATACGTCGCAGAAGCACATACGCTAGGTCGCGTTGATGCTTCTTATACTTGACCTGCAAATATAAACGAAAATGTAACAACCAAAATACAACAACAAATCCTATCTTTCAGCTCCGAAGGTGAGGCTCCGTCGTCGTCTACTGTTTTAGCACCGCTTAAATTGCAAGATCCAATTTTGGATTGTGCAAGGGATGGAAGGACTCATACAGTCAATTCATTTCTTGAGCGGCCTATTAATTTTAGAACGGCTACGTGGAGTAATCAAGCTGCTGGAAGTAGGTTATTTTCTTTTAACTATCCTTCGGATGTGGTGAAGAATTCCATGTATAGCAGAAAATTGCAAAATTTTCTTGGTCTGCGAGCTGACTTAGTTGTTCGCGTTCAAGTTAACGCACAACCATTTCACGCTGGTAGACTAATGTTATCGTGGACTCCTTTTCTTAATTCGTTGGGTGCTAGTAGAAAATATTACTATACCGACCCTACACCATCGTTTTTAACCTGTATCAGTGGTAATCCTCGCGTTGAAATAGATTTATCTACTACGACAGAGGCTACCATGACTATACCTTTCGTGTCCCCTTTTCTGTACTATAATCTGGTGACGGGAACAGGCGATATTGGAACTTTTCAATTAATCGTTTATTCTCCGTTAGTAGATTTGGTGTCAGGAGGGAACATAGACTACACAATATGGGTTAACATGACTAATGTACGTACTGAATTTCCTACTGGTATGCTAACTTCTATCGCTCAAGTGGGAGAAGAGGGTAAACAACAACAGAAGCAAGGGTTTGTCACACGACAGGCGGAAGCTTATTCTACTATTATGGAACCACTCACCAAAATACCTGGTGTGGGCCAACTAATAGGATATGCTAAGTCTGGCGTTGACGCCCTGCATGCTGTTGCTGCAACTCACGGATGGTCAAAGCCACTTAATCCAGCGGATATGCAGCTATTCAAACAAGCTCCTTCTCGTTTCATGTGTAATTCTGACGGTTCGGATATGGCAACTAATTTGGGTTTAACAAGCCAAAATGAAATTGAACATCTTCAATCGCTTTTCCGCACAGATTCCGATGAAATGTCCGTTGATTACGTGGCTAGAACATATAACTACGTAGGAAGATTTGACTGGAGGAAAGGAGATAGTCCTACAACCGTCCTTTATAACCATGTAGTGTCACCCACTGCTTGGTTTGCTAAGATTGGTGTAACTGGACTGTCTATCCCTCATTTATACTTCGCCGCTTCTAACTTTGTGTTATGGCGTGGCGGTATGAATGTAAAACTAAAATTTGTCAAAACAAAGTTCCATTCTGGCCGTATACGCATTATTTACGTACCCGGCTTTTTCGGTGGAATTTTACCCGCTAATTTCGAGACTGACGCTAACTACTCCACTGTGGTAGATATTAGATCTGACACAGATGTAGAATTTAACGTCCCTTACGTGGCCACTGTACCTTGGTTACATATCAACTCCACTCCATGGGTTACTAATTTTAATCAAACTCATGCTTGTGGATCGATTGTAGTCGAGGTTCTCAATGAACTCGTAAATACATCTACAGTATCTGATACTATCGAAGTTATAGTTGAAGTTTGTGCTGCAGAGGATATCGAATTCGCTATCCCTATAGTACCCGCTTTAGCACTTCGTGCACCACCTAACAACGCAAGTAATAAAGGTGTCCTAGACATCATTACGAGCATGGCGCAAGTAGGAACAGATACAGGTGACACACCGTCAGAGGTAGCTCGTGAAGAACCAACAAGTTTTAACGAGGTACCACTGCAACCAACTACGACAACTTACAACGCATCTATGCTGATGATGGGCGAGAAAGTTACTAGCTTTAGACAGCTTATTAAGCGGTTTTCTGCTATAACACCACCCACTCAAAATAGATACTGGGAATTCAAACAACCTTTTTGGATTAATCCAAATCGGTTTGAAGGATTAACGGGTGAGGGTACGTTTGACATCGACGGTATTTCATGGTTTGCGAGTTTATATGCATTCTACCGCGGTAGTATGAGATATAAAATTGCTCCTATAAACAACGCTTCGCCTCTTGTGGTTGCTCTTAAACCTAACTCCTTATATGCCGGTGTTCGAACTATCGACATAAATGGAACTTGGGAATATCCTGACTACAAGGGTGCTGAAGTGTTTATGACACCAAACGAAGGAATCCATGAATTGAGTATCCCATACTATAGTTCCTATCCTGTAACTCTAACCACGTTTAACACTAGTGGCTCTGATGTACTCGACGCTAGAAACGGTTTTAATCGTGTTATAGCTCGGTTCCATCAGGACACTAATGCTTACGTTTATAGAGCTGCCGGAGATGATTTTAGTTTTGGGTTTCTTCTTGGACCTCCTATAGTAAACCACGCATCCCCACAGCGTTCGTCTGGTACGCGTTAGCTACCATTGAGTTCATAGTCTTGTGAAAACTATGCGTCTGATATGCGTTAATTATCAAGTGAGTAGCTATCTCGAATTAAAATAGTCGTTCGGTGGAACGTATCCACTTGACTTACAAACCAATACGAAGGATAAGAGTATTCGTCGCATTTGATTTTAGCGTCGCTAGGCCTAGTTTGTAAGTTAGTCTAATTATTATTAAGGACCAAAAAAATAATAAAATACAAAATACAAAAATATTTAGCATTAGTTAATTTTAGGAAATAATTTTAGATAAGCCTGGCGCGCCAAAATTGGAGTTTAAAGACCCTATAAAAATGCTGGCGTTATACACCCCTTGTTCCTTCGAGGCGGGCCCTCATGTGTTCCACATGCAGACTTAAAGAAGTCTACCCCTGGCCCGTCCGGGGGATCTAAGTTTTTATCAGTTTTCTTAGACTCAGCTATTAGCTGGGAGGCGTAACTGTTACTTTATGTCTGGCGAACATGAGAGGTGCTGTAATGTCATTTTTCGTCAAAAA